GGCGTTAACAGCGGTCCACATAGACACGCGGGTTGTCATAGCCCCACAAACAATACCGATGCACTGTGGAATGCCAGCAATGGTTGCAAGCGCCAAAACATCCGTACCCACGTTAGACCAGTTTTGCTGCATCATGGAAATCAGTCCGTTGAGCGCAGCGGTCACACCGGTAAATGTCAAGGTACTGATACCTATAGCAATCAAAGCACGTATTACAAGAGGACCAGCAAGCGCGAGAAGCCAAGGAGCGAGAGCCATAAAAGCAACCTACTTATTTTTGAGCGTCATCGCGACGACGCAACATTTCAAGAGCTACCTCTTGGCGACGTTGAAACTTGTGGGCTCTCTGTTCGGGAGTGTCGTTTACGCTTGGGCGCAGACTCTCGACGGGGCGAAAAACTTTACAAGAGGTAGTGACTTTGCCGGAAGCGTCACGCTGCTCAAAGCAGGTGGTATGGGTTCCTCCTGGAGGAGGTGACGTTGCACCCTGAGCGAAAACCACACCAGCGGAGAAGACCGCAAACGATACGACGAACTTTTTCATACAAAACCCCTGTTAAACGCGGAATGAATCAGCAAGGATATACCCCGCAAGCAATGCAGCCATCGCCAGAAATAGGTATTTGAGATTGCCCAATGCATCGCACAACGGCGAGTAACTCACCGAATAGGTACTGCCAAGGACAGTGAAAGACGGTGCAGTCGGACACCCGCCGCCCTGCGCAAACTCCACGGGCTGGACAGTAACGTCCCGTGTGGTGGCCCCAACAGTTTCACCAGTACCGGTTGGGCTTCCAAGCTCCATACAACCGACACGATCAAGATGTCCTATACAAGGGTCGGGGTTGCAGTCGGCACCAGTGCAATTGCCGTTACCAGTGCCGCTGCCTGTACCTGTGCCTGTGCCAGTGCCTGTACCGGTGCCAGTACCACCACCACCGCCTGTACCTGTGCCAGTGCCAGTGCCAGTACCTGTGCCAGTGCCTGTACCTGTGCCAGTGCCAGTGCCTGTACCTGTGCCAGTGCCAGTGCCTGTACCTGTGCCAGTGCCAGTGCCTGTACCTGTGCCAGTGCCAGTGCCAGTGCCAGTGCCTGTACCTGTACCTGTGCCAGTGCCAGTGCCAGTGCCAGTGCCAGTGCCAGTGCCAGTGCCAGTGCCTGTGCCTGTGCCTGTGGGAGCGTTAGGGTCAGGAGGTACGGGGTTTTGCGTGGGAGGTGGAGCATTGGCCGGGGGTGACTGATCGGGGCTAACCGGGGCGCCGGTAGGAGGGCCGCATTCGACGCCGCTAATGGTGTAACTAGCACTCCCGTAGATGCGATAACCGCCAGTTGCTAAGGTCGCATCTGGAATAATGTGATACGTTTCAAGACCGCTAATGTCGGAAAAACAGCCATCCCTACAAACACTACGCGGCATGTCCTGAGGTCCACCGGTATACAGCAAGCAAATTGGCAAACCGGTCACATCGTCGATTGCCTGATAGTCACAAACGTATCCGGGTCCAACTTCTCGCGCAGTTCCAAGCGGCCAATCGTGCTCGTCACGATGCGAACGTGTGTAGTTGGAGCAAATATTCTGGTCAATTACAGTAATGCTGCGGGTTGCAAACACACCCGCTACCGGTGTAGGAACGTTGACACAGAAGTTAAAGGCTACGCTTAAATTCAACGTACCACCGAAAGAAGCACAAGCAAGAGTAGCGGTCCCATATGAAGTGTCATTGGCACCGACGAAAGTTCTACGTGCATGAGCGACGCCATTAAAGGCCAGGAGCTCGAAGAACAAACACAAAGCAAACAGCATCCTCATTCTGAAAACACCCACCAGAGAATCATCATTAGAACGAGCATAAAAGTTATTAACTTAGGGTCCCACATGCTTAGCTCTCTGCCTGATTGCGTAAGAGCTTCAAGACTTGTTTAAGGCCCCAAATAACGGCACCAGCCGCCAAAGCAACCACAAAGATTGCAGTGATCGCGGCATAGTCATCAGCGGTCGCCTCGTAGGGCTGCACCTTAAGCGTGAGACCTTTTTGGAGATCAGTTACGGCGCTTGTAAGCTGAGACATTTCCGATTGAGACAGAAGCACAAGCTGAGACGGTGCGCAAACACCGGGTTGAGTCGTGCTTATGTAACCTATTTGCAGGTCGGGCCGAGGAATGACAGAGTTGCCGCCAGCGGAGCCAATTTGTTCACCAAGAGCGGAGAGTGTCACGCAGACCATAAGAATTTCCCAAATGTTTTGCACAATGGGCCGGCCGACCCACTGTAAAAAGCGGATTAAGAACGGCCACCAAGCAAGCTAAGCACCTTTTTGACACCGAAGATGGCGGCAGCCATGGTGATCATGACGGCCAACACACCCAAAACAGCGGTTTGCGCGTCAGCTACACCAGCAGTAGCGGCAGTGATGTCAATCGCTGCATTAGCAGAGCCAACAGCGACCAGAGCGCCAACGGCCAGCAAGCCGCGTTTGATATTCATATTCATTTCAGAAACTCCATAAAAAAGGTGCGGAATTTGCACCGAAAAGGCCCACACGTGAGCCGATCCGCTAAAAACTCTTCAAGCAGCAACGCCAGCAGCAGCGGCACGAGGCATTGGACGACCGGTATCGATCAGCTTGATAGCAGTGACAAGAATCTCCATACCGCGCTTAGTAGCCGTGGTATCAAAGGTCACTTCGCAAGTGAGCGGAAACGGGTTATGCATCAAAGGTTTAACGGTATCTGAATCCAGACACTTGTATTCGACGGTACGGAAGCCTTTGTAATTTGGCTTCGATGCACTGAATTCTTCTTCAATGAAGATTTGCCCGCTCTTATAGTCGGTGCCCTCAACGTTACCTTCGAAGAATCCTGCGCCTTTAACGACGCATTTTTGAGTGTGTTGCATTGCATTTACTTTCAGTTGAGAAGGCCAGTAGGTGGCCCGTTTAAAAACCCACCGAGGCTTGCACGCTCCAACCTACTTGGGATACCCGGGCGAGAAATTTGGTCCACGATGTCATCACAGGAGACACCGGTTAAGCGCATGACATTGAGAACACGGCCATAACCGTTTTGTGCATGCGCTACGAGGGTTTCGAGGGAGATTTCACCCTCTTTTTGATGCGTTTTGATACGGGTTCCAGCAGCATCAAGGATGCGCTCTAAACACTTGTATGCACCAACGAAATAGCTGTCTGAATCGGTCAAGACTTCAAAGGGGATATCGCGATCGTTATTGCGAATTTCAACCTCAAAACGAGTCCACAAGCTTGACTGGTCGCCTAGCTGTCGGCCCTTCTCATAAGCGCGCATCATCTTCCCATTTTCACGACGCCCAACTTCGAAGGTGCGACCATGCTTGGGAGCCAGCCAGTCACCTATCAGAGAATGCCGGGGGTTGCGTCCGCCCATGTTGAAGTCGCCGGATTGATACCAGTCAACAACGTCTTCAACGCCGAATTCACCGTGCAAGGCGTCAACGGCCAGATCAACGCGGGTGATTTTGCAGTCGGTCAGTGCTTCGAGTTCTCGTCGAAGGGCCACAAAATTACGAACACGACTAGAACCAGCGCCAGACAACTCCAAACGAGCGCGTCCCCCTCTAGCGTCGCCACCCCAATCCAATCTGCCCAGGTGTATTGAGGTCCCATCTTCTACCGCCCAAAAACGTAAGCCATTCAAATAGCAGTGCATGCCGTTTACCGTCTCAGCACCACAGCCGCCCAGGAGAGGCGAAAGCCACTCCATGATGTTCAAGTCCAAAATTTCACCCAATTCAGGTTGAAAAGTGCATGTGAGCCAATCGACCTTCGCTCTATCGAGACTTTCCCCCCCTGTTAGAGAGGGGGGGCAAGGGGCAGGCCGCTGGCCCGCCGCTGCGCTACCGCTTGCCCAGCGGCCTGCCCGCAACTGCTTGATGAACTCTGATGCTGGAGTGGTCATACGTTTGCGCGTTGGCGTTGGAGTTGGGCACTAAAACCGAGTGGAGCTGAACGGACATTCCCCAACTTGGGGAGGTCGGTTTCTACCTGGCGAAGCATGTCGAGCTGCCTGGCCTGGAAGGACATGTCAAAAACTCCCTGACTTGGGGAACGCTTGAGCTCGTGGGTATTGCAGATCGCGCCACTAGTGACCTCGACGTCGTGTTTCATGCAATGCATACGCCTGGTCGTAACGATTGGAGAGTCGGAAACCCAAACGTCACCGTGAAAGCAGTTGCGACAGCCAGGTCGTTCACCTGGCTGGATGTAACCGATGGTGGTGTGCTTAGCTACCAATCTCATATGACCAGGCCAAACTCAAAATGGAGAGCGTCAACGTCGATGGAAGACTCACCGGCTATGAGCCTGCGGGCCAAAATCACAACGATGGCTCTGTACGATGGAAAACCGGGGTTACCGTTGACCAGAGAGGCCAACAGCAGCAGGTGGCGAGCGGCTGGGCTCATGCTGGGCGACGGACAACGGCCAAGTGAGAAGTTGTCCAGGTGATGGAATAGCCAGCGTCGGCCCAGACCTTGAGGTAGGCGGCGAAGGCGTCGTGATGGGCGAAACACTGCTCACGCTTGCAAAAATCGAGAGCGCCACAGATACCGGGCAAATCGGCTACGAACTTCAAGGTGAAACCTTTTTGGTAACATCGGACCCAGATAGAAGGGACCGTTTAACGATGTAGCCTTAAAGACTACAGCGCAAATGTAACCGAAAGGACTACACAATGGCTAAACCCGAGTATTTAGATCAACTAATCGATCAAGCAAGTACTGCTGCTGGCAATGACAACCAACTTGCACAAATGCTTGAGGTTGGAAGGCAGACGATCTACCAATGGCGTAAAGGGATGAAATCGTGCCCTGTAGCCGACCAGGCGCTAATGGCAAGCATTGCAGGACTGGATGCGGCAGCTTGGCATGCACGGGCAACCGTGGCTCAGTACGAAGGTACGAGTAAGGGGGACAAGCTTTACCGGGTACTGGGAAAGGCTTTGCTAGCGACTGGCGCGGTGATCGCTACAAGTGGAGCAAACGCACAGGTGATCTATTCAACGATCACTGAACACTTCATACGATGTATAGAAAGGTCAATAAGAAAACAACCTTCAGCACACGCAGTCTAACAACCCCGGAAGGGGTTTTTTTACGCCTGATGAAATTACTTTGTGGGGTTAGGACGCTTCGCGTTTGGTTTCACTCATAGAAGAATTACCCGCTTTGTGGAGTTAGGACGCTTCGCGTTTGGTTTCGCTCGTAAAAAAATACTAAGCAGCAGACTGAATTTGGGCTTCGCCACATGCCGTAAACGGCATAAGGACCGGTCTTTGCGCGAACCATCCAAAGAGGTTTATCAATGAAGAAGCGCTACCCGCCTCATGTGCGCGAACGCGTCAGCATCCGAAGCGATAGAGACACGGGAAACCGCCTCAGGCTCAGATTTCACCACGGCCTTTGGCTGATCTGACATACCAGCATTAGGCAAACAAACATCCAGGGACACAGTGACCCGCTTACCT